CTGGCCGGTCAAATCATACTTTGTGTATTTCTTGGTTATGTCGCAGCCATATATCTCTTTAATTTCTTCCGGCGACAAAAACATTTCATGCGCAACCCAGCGCGCGCCGACGAACCCGGATAGCTGACGACACTGCGGATCAACGATAACAGAGGTGCTTTCGGGAAAGTCAAAAACTAAACCTTCGCGCAAGACGATCATCGGTTCATTCATTAGGCTTTCAACAGACAAACGCAGTTCTTCTACTTCGGCGCTGTCCAGCCCATGCTCACCTTCAGCTGTTTCTGTTGCCAATCGCTTGAGGTGATCGAGCCGGGCTTGGGCGTCTGCCAGCTTTGCTGTCACTTCCGGCGCTCTATCAACGTCGCGCTGAAACCCGACTTTTACAAAACCGACGCCGGTTGTAATGACCCGGCGCACAAGTGATTTCATCTGCGCTTTGAAGCTGGGTGACTGCTCGTCCATGAAGTAATGAAACAGGTACTCAAGTGTTTCAGAAACATTGTCGAGCATCTTGCGGTGGCGCTCTACCTCTTGAAAATCATTTACAAGCGCCACAGCTTGCACCGGCGGCACAAGTCCATTGCGCTGCGCTACTTCGATAGCGGCGCGTGACGCTGCCAGCTGCTCCTGATCGCCGTCAAAAACCTGATAGTCTTTGCGAGGACGGCGCTTAGAAATTGCGCGAGGGTTTTTTGCATATAGCGCAGCGGTGCGTTGTTGCACATGGCGCTGGATTATGTTGGCGACATACTTGTTGTCATCCCATACACGCTTGTCGAACCCGTGATACGCCAAGTCCATGTCCCGGCGCATTTGGTCAAACTCAGGCTTATAATGCGACTTTGCGTTGCTAACGCGCGCTTGGATTTCCTTGACTAGCTTTTTACGGCTGTCACTTACTTCCTTGTCTGCGCCATCTTTTGCGGAGGCAACGATAATGGTGGTTTCTTCTTCGTGCATTAAAACCCGCCTGTTTCTTCAATGGCTCTCTGATTTCGTTCACGCATCTTGCTGTCGTACTTTATCCAAGCTAACGAGCCGACCTTTGGTATGTTGTCGTTTTCACGCGACTGTAGGCCGGGTGTTGAAAATCTATTTAGACCCATCCCAATATACGATATTGTATCAACAAAATCATCATGTCGAGCATTGGGAAACTTCAATAATTCATCGACCGCTTTCTGCGTCCACGGCGACGTTTTAGGCAAATAGACTTTGCCCATCGCAATCCGGCCTTGAATTGATTGGCTGCGCTGCACCTTGTTGGCGGTCGGCGTCACTTCCTCAATCCGGCAGTATGCCTTTTCTTCAGCCATCCGCTTTCTTAGGAATGGCCCGATAGATTTGGTAATATGCCCCTTCTCAGCCCACCAGATTAGCGGCTTCCACTTTTTAATTAGGTTAATCATGGCGTTTACCGCTTTGTCAGCTGGCTGCTTTTCCCACCACGCATCTAGCAAGTAAATATCATCATTGCCATCAACACCGACAATCAACATACAGGTTGCATCGTTCCGGGTCTTATCCGTGCCAACCGCATGGTCGGATGCGGCGTAAATGCGCAAATCATCCGGCTTGTTTGCTTTGTCGTAGAATTTTATGTCCGATCTCTGAAACAGGTCGCCATCTTCAGCTGTTGGACGCTGCTGATACAACGCCTCAAAGCCCCGGTTGTCTAACCGCCGCTGCGCTTCCATAAATTCCATGTCAAAGCGCTCCGGCCACAACAGTTCGCCGGGCTTACGCCCCAATGGGTCATCATCTACTGCTAGTGCTGGCAAGTTAATAACGTGCCATTTCTCAGCTTCTTCTCGCGTGTAATGTGGATTGGACGGATCGGTCAATCGCCCGACAAGATCATCTTCATGCCAGCGCGTTTGCACAATCACTATTGATGCACCGGCGGTCATAAGCCGGGTCATTAGCACTTGCGTAAACCATGTCCAAAGCTGTTCGCGTAGCGTCGGGCTTCCGGCTTCTAAACTATCCTTAATCGGGTCATCAAGGATGATAAAGTCACCGCCACGGCCAGTAATGCTACCGCCACGGCCAACAAACACACCCAAACCACCACGATTAGTCTGTATCCGAGACTTACTAGCGCCGCCTTTGCGGAACCCGAAAGTTGGAAATATTTGCCGATATGTCGGCTGCTGCATAATCGAGCGTACATCCGCGCCAAAGTCGCCAGCAAAATCCTCGTTATAGGTTGCAAATATGACGTTGCGATAGCTGTCGCGTCCGAGAAGCCACGGGATAAAGCGCCGAGATATGAGTTCAGACTTACCATGACGCGGAGGTAAAGTGACAATAAGACGGGGGTGGTGGCCTTTCTCGACCTTCTCCAAAACTTTTGCCAGCGCTCTGTGGTGTTTTGCATCCTTAAATAAACTTTCCTCAATGTCATCCGGCGCATTGGGGTCAGGCATGGTTAATTTTACAAACTTCAAAAAATCATTACGGGCTTCGATTGCTGCTTTCTGCCGCTTCGCCGCATTGATCTTTAGTTCTAAGTCAGCAAGGGCTTTCGACTTGTTCGACATCAAAGTGTCCCGTTCTAATCTGTCCAGCTACTCTCCATGCACGTTGCCCAACATCATTGGCATATTTGCTGGGCCCGGTTCCCGCGCCATTCAGCAGCAATTCCTTTGAGGCTTGGTTGTAGTCGCCACAAGCCAAGGCAGCCCAAAACTTCCGAAACTTACGCGCCCTGGTGATGCCTAAGTTAAAAACAAAATCGATCAGCGCGACTTGTCGGGCTGGTAGCTGATCGGAGAAAGCCGGATAAACTTTCACAATCTCCCTAACTGTTGTGACCATATCGTTGTGGAGCATCACCATCGCTTCTTCTTCCGATATGCCAACATCATCGAGGTTGCGCCCAACACCAATGGTAAGTTTTCCAGCGGTGCATTTATAAGGCTCCAACCGCAGACCCTCATGCAGCATTAGCTGGTTCCCGGCTGCCGTCACGACTTCTTCGTTTACGATAGTCACCGGCGACACATAGCTTCCGTCATCATCAAAAAAGCCCATCACTTTTTACCTTTCAGCTGGCCGACAAATGTAGGCACAACATTTTTTAAGCTAGACAAACCCCACACCGCGCCGTTCATCGCCACGAACACTTGCACCATCCACTCAGGCACATACTCAAGGTTTTCAAAAATACGCCGCCCGTATTCGGGGGCGAGAACAGTTATGACGATTGGTGCGGTGAACATGGTGTATGAGAACCATCGCAAGAAACGATCTTTGTCCTCTAGCTGCGCCATCTCCCACTCGCTGTTTGCTTCTGTTTCAGCGGTCGCCAAGCGCGCCTTGTTCTGCATCACGGCAAGATGCAGCTGGTGTTTCGCAAGAGCCTTTTCAGATTTCGCTTTTATAGCGCTAGACACAACGCCAGTTACAGCGCCTACAATATTTCCAATCATTACTTTAACGAAAGCTGATCGACAACGCTTGCCCAGCTTTCCCTTTCTGCTTCTGGTGTAAACAAACTTTCTTTGAATTTGGTGGTAGTGGTGGTCACATCTTTCGACATTCGGAACAAACAAAGACGAACCGGGAGAGCAACGAAACATATAATGTCGAACATAGTGGGATCGAGAGGGACATGAGGCTTTACGCCTCGCGCAGTCTTATACCCGTAGTGCCTGTAGCTGTTTGACTTTGTTTTGGTCTGCACGTTCCCTGCTGCCTTTACTTGTACCTTCACATCACGACTAGCAAAATGAACCAGTAGATCGTAATGCGGCTGAGTGACGATATTCACATCGACATCAGCCAGTGTGGTGATTATCCCTGCCGCCGTGTACTCCCCTGCTCGACCCGTGCGTACATTTGTGCTGGGCATCACTTATTCAAACGCCACCCCCGTAGTGTTTCGTAAATACGCAAACTCAACCAAATGATCGATAGGCCAGCCGAAATTTCGGGCAAGTAAGAAAGAAACGAGGCTACAGTCACCCCGCCAGCTGCTAAGTCCATTGCCATTTTAGTTTCTTCCGACATAATCAATCTCTTGATTTGTTGCGAGGCTTTCTAAGAATACCACGCCGGTTATCTGCTGTATCGCATCGGTACATGATGAATTTTCGCCACCTAAGTCATCACTAGGTAAAAAGTGATTGCTAGCGCAAACAGCGTAAGCCCACCAAATATTGAGGTCACAATAAGCATCATTTCCCGGCGTTCTTGCGCGCGCTTTCGTGCAATACGTTTTTGCTCCGCGATACGCTCTTTTTCTTCACGCAATCGCTTTTGGCGCTCCGCAATAATCTGCCTCCATGTGCCATAACCGAAACGATTATCGACTAGGGTTTGCATGTCCCTCATGGATTCT